AGCCAATACAGGCGGTGGTGCCGGGGCACCTGGAGGTTCAAATAGTGCATCCTATACAACTGCGGGTGCAAATGGAGGTTCCGGCATAGTCATCGTTCGTTACCCAAGAAATCTAGCACCGCCTGCAAGTACCACAGGTAATCCACAAATTCTATACAACAACGGTTATCAAATTTACATATGGACCAGCAGCGGTACCATAACTTTCTAAAATAAGAGGATAATAAAATGGCACATTTTGCAAAAGTAGAAAACGGTATAGTCACACAAGTAATTGTGATTGAAAGAGAAGTGCTCAACCTAGGACATTGGGGTGATCCTGCCAGTTGGATTCAAACCAGTTATAACACACAAGGTGGAGTTCACACTCAAGGTGGCACACCGTTGCGTAAGAATTATGCAGGCATTGGCTTCACTTATGACAGTGTAAGAGATGCTTTCATTCCACCAAAACCATATGCAAGTTGGGTGTTGGATGAAGGGACCTGTTTGTGGTCAGCACCTACACCTATGCCTACAGATGGCAAGATGTATACCTGGGACGAAGCAACAACTGCTTGGGTTGAATTAGTTCTTCCATCGCAGGAGTAAAGAAAATGCCAGCATATAGTGGGATGTGGACACTGAGCCAAGTTGCACAAGCAATTAAAAATTTAGATTGGACAGGTGTCCCTCCTACTGTTGTAGAGTATTTGATTGTTGCTGGGGGTGGAGGTGGTGGCAGTATCGGTGGCGGCGGGGGTGGTGCTGGTGGTTTACTTCAAGGATATGCTGGAATAACAACTGGTTCTTCTTATTATGTGACGGTTGGTGGTGGCGGCGCAGGTTCTACTTTAATTGCCAATCGAGGCGTTAATGGAAACGCTTCTGTTTTTGATGCTACGTCCTCTGGGGCTTTCACGGGTCGCATTGTTGCTACAGGCGGCGGCGGTGGGGGGTCAAACGTAGGTGATGGCGTAGGTTCTGGTGCGGCAGGTGGTTCTGGCGGTGGCGCGAATTATCAAAGTGGCGGCGGTGGATTAGGCATTTCAGGCCAAGGTAATGCTGGGGCTGGCGTAAGTACCGGCGCTCCTAATTATTATTGCGGAAACGGTGGCGGAGGCGCTGGAACGGTTGGTTTGCCAGAAACTCAAGGAATAGGTTCTGGTATTGGCGGAGCGGGTATTGCGTCAGATATTACCGGCACTAGGGCGGTTTACGCTGGCGGTGGCGGTGGCGGTGGAAACAACGGTCAAATTGGTTGTGTCGGCGGGGGCGGCGGGGGCGGCACTGGTGGCAAAGACAGCAATTCGGTTAATGCTACGGCTGGAACAGCCAACACAGGTGGCGGTGGCGGCGGGGGCGGGGGAGGGTATCCCAATTTTGGCACAGGAGCCACAGGCGGTTCCGGCATTGTAGTCATACGCTATCCCGGCTTTGTCCAATACTTCACTGGTGGAACAGTCACTTGTACGGGTAACTATGTAATTCACACATTTACATCTAGTAGCATACTAGCACCAACTACTCCTACATATTTGGTTTCACTGCCACCAAATACAGCAATCTTTTACAGTTCTGGATCATGGACAGCCCCAGCAGGAGCAACATCTGTTCAGTACCTTGTTGTTGCCGGGGGCGGCGGGGGAGGTGCTGGTGCAACAGGTTCGGGTGGCGGCGGAGCAGGAGGATTTCGAACTGCATCTGGGTTATCCGTGACTGCTGGCACAACTTACACAGTTACCGTTGGGTCTGGAGGAACAGGAGGATATGGAGCAACCACATCTCAGGCTGCTGGTGTAAGTGGAAATGACTCTGTTTTTAGTACTATCACATCAACCGGCGGCGGTGGTGGTGGATCCGAAATATCTAGCCCGAGCACAAACTACGCAGGAAAATCTGGTGGTTCCGGTGGTGGGCCAATTACTTCTGGATCTGCAGGTGCAGGAAATACACCGTCAACTAGTCCATCACAAGGAAACAACAGCGGGACTGCTAGCTCATCCGCATCAAATTATGGAGGCGGAGGCGGAGGTGGTTCAGGTTCAGTTGGTGGTAATGGATCAGGAACTACTGGCGGTGCCGGTGGCTCTGGAACAGCATCATCTCTATCTGGTACTTCTGTAACCTACGCAGGGGGTGGCGGTGGGGGAACATATAACGGTGGTACTGGAGGATCTGGCGGGTCAGGGGGCGGAGGTGCTGGGTCGGCTAGCGGATCTACAAATGGTGGAGATGCTACACCAAACACTGGAAGCGGTGGTGGTGGCGGTAGTTATACGGTTACCGGAACTGCTAGATCGAACGGCGGAAACGGTGGCTCTGGAATCGTGATCATCAAGTGGAGTTAAGATAAATTTCTGGCTACATTTGAGGTTGCGAGATAAATAAAGTTAGTATACAATTACTGTATGCTAACTTTTTTCTTTTAGTCAGTGGGCTAGAAGAAATGGCATAAAATAGGCACATAAACATTAAGGAGAATATATTATGGCTACTCTCGCAGAAATTCGCGCAAAACTTCAACAATCCAGTCAACAAACAGTCGGTACTGGAGACAACGCAATTTATCCACACTGGAATATCCAAGACGGACAAACTGCTACCGTTCGATTCCTTCCGGACGCAGACTCAAATAACACTTTTTTCTGGGTTGAACGCAATCTAATCAAACTGCCTTTTGCCGGCGTCAAAGGTGAAACCGGCGGCAAACCTGTACAAGTCCAAGTGCCTTGTATGGAGATGTGGGGCGAGACCTGCCCTATCCTTACCGAAGTTCGTCCTTGGTTTAAAGACAAGAGCCTAGAGGAAATGGGCCGTCGCTATTGGAAAAAGAAATCATATCTGTTTCAGGGCTTTGTGGTTGACAGCAAACTGTCTGAGGACAAGACTCCAGAAAATCCCATCCGTCGATTTATCATCGGCAGCCAAATCTTTAACATTGTTAAGAACGCACTGATGGACAGTGAGATCGAAGAACTGCCCACCGACTATGTTCGTGGACTGGACTTTAAGATCGTTAAAACCAGCAAAGGTGGCTATGCTGACTACAGCACCAGCAACTGGGCTCGTCGTGAACGTGCTCTTAACGATGCCGAACAGGCTGCTATCAAACAGTATGGTCTGTTTAATCTGTCAGACTTCCTGCCTAAAAAGCCAGGTGCAGTTGAACTCAAAGTCATGAAAGAAATGTTTGAAGCATCAGTTGATGGTGAGGCATTTGACATGGACCGTTGGGGCGCTTACTTTAAACCCGCAGGTATGGGGGGTGGCGGTACTGCTACTGGATCCAAGGGCGGGGCAGCAGTAGAGGACACTGATATCCCTTTTGAGGCTGCGGCAGCAACACCCGCTAAAGTTGTTGCTACACCAAAGCCAGAGGTCAAGGAAGAAGAGCCTGCCGCTGAGTCGGGTGCCGAAGCCAGCAGTCGTGCCGCAGACATTATTGCTATGATTCGCAAACGTCAATCAACTTAATAGGAGATTGAGACATGACTAAAAAAACAATCTCTACGATTGGCGATAAACTTGCCAAGGTGTGCGAATCATTCACTGTCAATATGTATGACAACGGCTACTTGTTTGAAATCTCAGGTCGTGATGAAGATGGGGACTATAAGTCTGCAAAGATTATGGTCAGTGATCTAGCGCAACTTGCGGCTCTAGTTCAAGAAGCTACAGAAATGCCGAGGGACGACTGATATTAACAAGTCTTTTGACATCTCAAAATTTCGCAAAAGCCTTACCAAGTCTATTGACGGACTTGGTATTGGTTTTAACGATCCCACTGATTGGGTCAGCACAGGCAACTATGCTCTTAACTATCTAATCAGTGGGGACTTTTTCAAAGGCATTCCATTAGGCAAAGTCACTGTGTTTGCTGGCGAAAGTGGTGCTGGTAAGAGTTATATCTGCTCCGGCAACATTATTCGTCATGCACAAGAACAAGGCATTTATGTTGTTCTTGTAGATACAGAAAATGCTTTAGACGAAAAATGGCTGTTGGACTTAGGGGTTGATACCAGCGAAGGTAAACTGCTCAAACTCAATATGGCCATGATTGATGATGTGGCAAAAACCATTCATGAGTTTATGAAAGAATACAAGGTCATGCCCGAAGACGAGCGTCCTAAAGTTCTTTTTGTCATTGATAGTTTGGGAATGTTGTTGACTCCAACAGATATTAATCAGTTTGAAGCAGGAGACCTAAAAGGTGATATGGGTCGTAAACCTAAAGCACTTACGGCACTGGTTCGTAATTGTGTTAATATGTTTGGTAGTTACAATGTCGGGATGGTATGTACTAATCACACATATGCTAGCCAAGACATGTTTGATCCTGACGACAAAATTTCAGGAGGACAAGGCTTCGTTTACGCAAGTTCTATCGTGGTTGCCATGAAAAAACTTAAACTCAAAGAGGATGAGGATGGCAACAAAGTTACGGATGTGCTGGGCATTAGATCAGCCTGTAAGATCATGAAAACTCGTTATGCTAAACCTTTTGAAAGTGTTCAGGTCAAAATTCCCTATTCAACAGGAATGAGTCCTACTAGCGGTCTTGTTGATCTTTTTGAAAAGATGAGTATCTTGACAAAGAGCGGAAATAAGCTACAATATGTTAGCAAGAAGACCGGGGAAATCAGCAGTGAATTCCGTAAAAACTGGACAGAAGATAAATTAATGACAATCATGTTGGAATGGGATAATTCGATTGTAACCAGCCCTGTAATTGCTGAAGAAACTGAGGAATAAAAAAAATGGAAGAAGATCTTATCATTGAAATTTGGGACACTTTTAAAGAGCATCTCCCAGAAAAAAATCGTGACAATGCCGCAACACAATTTATTGATTTTCTCATCAGCCGTGATGTGGAAATGAGTGTAATTGAAGGACTGTCTGGTTTTGATCCTCATCTTGATACCGCCATTGAAACTGTATTGGAAGAAAATGGCGAAATTGACAACGATGATGAAGACGATGATTGGGAATACGAGGAAGATGAGGATTATTGATGACTTGGTATACCCGAGTTAGTAGAGATATCGCACACCTTCCAGACTGTTTAACGCACTTTTACAACGAACTAGACAAGGCCCGCCAAGAAGTCAAAATCCACGGTATTGTGGAGCGGGCTTCGGCGGCCTTGCCTGGTATTGTTGAACAGCGATTTAATCAACTTCAAGAAATTGAGGCTGTGCTGGAATATCTCAACATTGAATTACGCCGCGTACGATCTAAGGCATTTAGAAAGTATTTGGAAAACTATCAACGAGCACTCAGTAGCAGAGATTGTGAAAAATATGTGGAGGGCGAGGCAGATGTTGTTGATATGGAGAAAATTATCAACGAATTTGCCATGCTGAGGAACCAGTGGTTGGGCATTATCAAAGCGTTGGATATCAAAGGTTATCAAATCAACAACATTATTAAACTTAGAGCCGCCGGTCTTGAAGACATTGCTCTTTAAACAACTCTACTGTATAATAAACACATGAATATTGAAGATCTTGTCATTTTTTCTGTTAGAAACGGTATTCCCTTAAATTCTTGGGACAGTCGTCTAATGAACAGTATATACGAACAGATCATTTTTAAAAATAGCCTGACTGAAAAACAAGGCGCTGCCATGGTAAAGATACTAAAAAGGTACCACACAGCAATTTCTGCCCAAGCAGGTCGAGATGTACTACAATTTTTGGAAAATCCCTCATATCGACTGGGAATTAGAAAAATCAATACTGTCAAACGCATCACAGTGGTTGAGCACGATCACTATGGTAAAGCAGTGCAGGTAGAATTTCCCTTTGATCAAAAAATTATCGAAGCTATAAAAAGTAAAAAAACCATTAATCACGCAGGTCAATGGGATTCCGAGAAAAAATGCTGGATTTTTCCTCTAAGCGAATACAGCATTGCACATTTGGTAAAAATTGCCCAAGAAAATGCTTTTGAAATGGATGAGGAATTTGGTTCCTATGTAGCACAATATAATACAATTGTTGAAAACATAGAGCAATACATACCTATACTAGTGGCAGAAAATGATGGGGTAAAAATTCGCAATTTTTCACAAAATTTGCCTATTTTTCCGTCTGAAAATATCCTAAAATCTGTCTTTGAGGCAAGAAAATTAGGAGTTTTTACCTGGGGTGAAAATATTGAAGATCACCTCAAAACCGACGAGATCAGTGAAACCACTAGAAATTTCTTAAAAAGCGATCCCAGTGAAGATTTCCATATCAACAGTGAAAAATATGACATTTTTTCACTGGCTGACATTGTGATCAATATGACGCCAACATTGTTTATTATTCCCGGTGGCAGCGAATTAGAAAAATTACAGACCTGTTGTGAATTTTTAAAAAATATCGGAATTGATTCGAGTAAAATCAGTGTGATGTTTAGGATGCCTAAAGAAACTCACGAAAATTTCAATAATTTTGTGAAAAATTCCGGTTTTAACAATCCTATCACCGATACTACCTGTGCTGTGTTTGTTAGCGGCAAGTTCCCTAAACCCGTACTTAAATCTGGAATTAAATTTCATACAGTGGTCAATTTAGGCTTTGATAACGTGCATTACAGCCTGAGAGATTTTGTGAAAAATCACGAAAATTTGGTATACTACACCGAAAAAATCAACCCCAAACAAACGGAATTTTTATGGCGTCTTGCAAAGTAATAATCAAAGACGAAGTCAATGTTAAGATTGAAAATCTCGATCTTGACACCCGCAAAGCACTGGTCAAAAAATTCAAATATGAAGATCCTAGTGCTCGTTTTCGCCCCAGTTATCGCCTGGGTAGGTGGGATGGCAGCATCAGTTTCTTTGGGCTGGGCGGAACCACTTACATGAGTATGTTGCCCCAAGTATTAGAGTACTTAGAAGGTCGAAATTTCTACATTGAACTGGAAGATCACCGCAGTGCTATCGACTTAGATTTTGAGGAAATTGACACTGATTTTTGGGGTGATTTGACTTGGCCGACGGGACATCGTTTCGCTGGACAACCCATTAGATTGCGTGAAGATCAGGTGGATGTTATCAACATGTTTCTCAAACATCCACAATGTATTCAGGAAATTGCCACTGGTTTTGGCAAAACCATCACCACAGCAACACTGAGCAAAATCTGTGAAAAATTCGGTCGTACAATTACTATTGTGCCCAACAAAAGTCTGGTGGAACAAACAGAAGAAGATTTTATTAATTGTCAATTAGACGTAGGAGTTTACTACGGAGATAGAAAAGACATTGATAAAACCCATACAATTTGTACTTGGCAAAGTCTTAATATACTGGACAAAAATAGCAAGAATTATGACGAAATTGCTGCCTTCAAACTGGAAGAACTGTTAGACAACGTTCAAACAGTTATGGTGGATGAAGTCCATATGGCCAAGGCAGAAGTGTTAAAAAACCTACTGACTCGCAACTTATCTCAAACTCCGATCAGATGGGGATTAACGGGAACTATTCCCAAGGCAGAACACGAATTTCAAGCCATCAAAGCCAGTCTAGGTGAAGTGGTAAATCGCGTTCAAGCACATACCTTACAGGAGTCGGGAGTGCTGAGTCAATGTCATGTAAATATTGTACAGACTGCCGAATGGAAAGAATTTAGAAGCTATCAAGAAGAATTAAAATACCTGGTCTGCGATGAAGTCAGAATGACTTATATTGCTGGTTTGATTGGTCGTATTGCTGAATCTGGTAATACACTGATACTGGTAGACAGAATTGAAAGTGGTAAGTTTTTAGTTGAAAATCTACCAGATAGTGTTTTTGTATCCGGCGAGGTCAAAACAAAAAACAGGAAAGAACACTATGACGAAATCAAAACTGCCGACAATAAAATTATCGTGGCCACTTATGGCGTTGCTGCCGTCGGTATTAATATTCCCAGGATTTTTAATTTGGTCTTGTTGGAACCAGGAAAAAGTTTTGTGCGAGTTATTCAAAGCATTGGACGAGGAATTAGACGAGCCGACGACAAAGACTTCGTACAGATCTGGGACATAACAGCCGCAGCCAAATACGCAAAACGACATCTCACAGATCGCAAACGCTTCTATCGAGATGCACAATACCCCTTCACTATTGAAAAAGTAAAATACCAATAATATGCAAATACTCACACTTGAGAACAAACTGTTCAGTCTAAACGATTTACCCGATGAGATTGAAGAAGATCTACGATTTGCTGTGCTGGACAACAGCGACAGCAGTAATCCTGACCATTTCTTTATTCCCTTAATCTTTCTTGAAAGTTTTACAGGACCTGCTGTTGTATTAAAAATCGGCGACAATGAACTGGCTATGCCACTGGATTGGTGTACCATTGTAGGAGACCCCGAAGGACCCGAAATGGAAGTGCTGCCGCTAACCAGTTTGAACGATCGTGGATTTAAAACATTCTGTTTTAATCCACTAGGCAGTTATAGACCAGAATTTCTTGACATTGACATTATTGATGTTTATCAAGATGTTAAATGGTATTTTCCTAAGATGAAACCGGGACAATTGCTATGCACTCCGCTACACGCCGGTCCTAACCCAACCTGCGCATATTTTGTCAAAGAAGTTAGCCGTCAAAGCGAATTGGTTAGTTATTCGGCCTGTTGGTAATATGACCTACGTATACGAAAGCCCGGATAACGGCGATACCATATATAGAAGAAAAATTGGCGATCCAGAAAGAGAAAAGCATTTGGTGAGTGACCGAAGAAAAAACTTAATCAACGAAATAAGAGAAAGCCAACTATGGGGAGATATTCATCGAGCAGCCCTAACCAATCCCACTTTACAAGAAGCCCTAGATCGTGTTAAAGTAATATACTACTTGAGTAAAGAAAATGGCCGCAGCAAAACTTGATATTAAACGTGAACTCGCCGCAGTAGACACGAGAAACTATGATTTCTATGACAATCTTACTGATGAAGAAAAGAAAGCATTTAGTCCTTATGTGTTAATGCGTTATGTGTCAAACACCACAGGGGATCGCGATATACAAGAATGGTACTTGGAAAATACCAACGAATTTGTTAATAAAAATCACTGGACATTGAGCAAAAATCACAAAGCCCTACTATGGAAATTATTTGCTGCAACTGGAGGAGGATCTACAACTTATCATCCGTACCTAGCAGCAGGTAAAAAGGAAAAAGTCAATAAATTTGAAAATCTACTGGCAGAAATGTATCCTGCCAAAAAGATAGCAGATATTAAATTGCTGGCCAGTTTAATGACAGCAGAGGACCGACTGGAACTGTTTGATAACCTAGGATTTGATCGTAAACAACGCAAAGAATATGAGTGATTTAATACTAATGGATCAACCTTATAAATGTGTCCATTGCGGTAAAGGATTCATGAAAGAGCGAACACTGATATCGCATCTCTGTGAACAAAAGCGTCGCGCTATGCAACGAGATGAAAAGCGTGTCCAGGCAGGATTTATGGCATTCAATCGCTTTTGGCAATTGACTCAGGGCGCCAAAAAACCCAAGACCTACGAAGAATTTTGTGAAAGCAGTTATTACAACGCCTTTGTAAAATTTGGCAGTTTTATTAACAATGTCAATCCACTGTATCCAGATCGTTTTGTAGACCATGTGATTAAGAGTGGAGTTAAATTGGATCATTGGTGTAGAGATGAGCTATACGACGTTTATCTTTACGATATGTTAAAAATCGAACCAGTAGAAAGTGCTGTAGAACGCAGTTTGAAAACCATGATGGAATGGGGAGATGAACAAAAGGCAGAATTTGCGCATTATTTTAACTATGTTAGCCTAAGTCGAGCAGTACATGATATACGCAATGGAAATATCAGTTGTTGGATTATATTAAACTCAGTTAATGGCAAAGAAATGATTGGCAACATGAGCGACGAACAATTGGAAATGATTGCTCCTGCGTTTGATGTGCCGTATTGGATCAAGCGATTTAGAGAATTACCGGCAGATGTTGCCTTAGTACGAGAAATTTGTGAAGAGGTAGGAATAAAATGAGATTAGAAGGTTTTGTAGAAAAAGGTTGGGGCCACGAATTAATTTGGGCCACCAATGACAAGTATTGTGGAAAACTACTGAAGTTTGACAAGGGTGCTAAATTTAGTATGCACTTTCACGCTGTAAAAGATGAAACTTGGTATGTGCTAGATGGACAGTTTGAAGTTCGCTGGATTAATACAAAGAACGCTACTACAGATAGTCGCACACTGGTTGCCGGTGATACTTGGCGTAATGAGCCATTGTTCCCGCATCAGGTAATCTGTATTGAAGAAGGCACTATTATTGAAGTCAGCACACCGGACAGTGTGGAAGACAATTATCGTGTGGGCAAAGGCGACAGTCAGCAATAATGGACATTGATATTGATTTTGCTGATCGTAATTCTATACTGGAAATTATTCAGCACATTCCGGCCAGCCTTGATGGCAGTAAACGACACAACACAGGAGTTTACTGCCATGAGATCCCTGTTAATCCCTTAACTGGTATGGCCAGTATTGATTATCGAACTGCAGAATCAAGAGGATACTTTAAAATAGATTTCCTCAATGTTAATGTTTATAAAAATATTAAAAATAATCAACACTTAGAAATGCTAATGAATACCGAGCCATTATGGGATCTATTGGAACAAGATGACTTTGTTGATTTGCTGTTTCATGTCAGCGGCCACGGAAATCTATTGCGTCAAACTCGTCCGCGTACTGTAGAACAACTGGCCGCAGTATTGGCCATGATTCGCCCTGCTAAAAGATATCTAGTGGGGCAAGACTGGGATACTATATTAAGTGAAGTATGGACTAAACCTACTAATGATGATTATTATTTTAAGAAATCCCATGCACTAAGTTATGCCATGGTGGTCATAGTTCATATGAATTTAATTTGTGAAAGCGTTAGCCACGAGTACTCTTAGGTACTCTGACCAACTGAATACTTTTTCTCTTTACTCGTTTTTCTGCTATTTCACTGAGATTCACCGTGGGCCCAAAAATCACTTCAACATCCTTACTGTTGAATGTTTTTATAGCATAGCGAAATACTGTCATTTCACTTTTTAGGAAAATGTTTATGGGTATTCGCCTATTGCTTTCCCACCACCATACTTCGCCCAGTTCGAGAAATTGATTTTTTTCCGCAATATCTTTAATCACTGATATGTCATATATGCTGGCCACATATGAATCAAAATTAATAATAATTCCTACATATTCTGTTTCATTGGATTTAATACAGGATACAAATGGATAGTTGTGTTGAAACTGGTTGTGTAGACTCATTGATTAAAGAATAAATACCGTTATGCAAAATTTGCCAATCTATTTATATGCCAATCAGTTCGATGTAATATTAGATTTGGATGCTGGCGTACAGGGAGTCAACCGGATAATGTATCAACGAGACCTTAATATTCAAAAAGGCATCAAAAATCAAGTTCGAATACAATTTAAAAACAGTGATCAAAAGAAAATCGCTGTGTCAAATACTGCTACCTATGTATTCAGTTTGTTTGACGCTGTCAATCGTAGACTACTTATAGAAAAACCATTAACTGTTCTTGACGACAGTCAAACCATTTATACCAGTGCTACGCAGTCGGATATTGGCACAGCATTGAACTTTAGCGATACGTCTACGTTGACTATCGGACAAACAGTTACAGGTTATGGTATTGCTGCTAACACTGCAATTGTAGGTATTAATACTACCACGGTTACTCTTAATCGCAGTACTATTTTTCCTGTATCATCCGCAACGGGTCTTATAGTTTGTACACCGGGACTAAAAGGTGTAGGCGAATTGGTCCTTACTGAAAGCGATACAATGGATCTTGACATTAGCGAATATCAATTCACTGTGAAATATCAAGACCCCTCAGACGGGACTTATCTTCCTGCTTATGCCAACACTTATTACACTGTGGCAGGACAACTAAAAGTATTACAAGACATCTATCCTGTTCTACAACCTAGCCAAGAAGTGGTCAGTTTTAATCAGAGCTTCAATGCTGATTCTAATCTGTATGAACACAAGAGTGGCAATATTTACGCCTATCCTGAATTCAATAGCAATGTTGGTCTACACACAGTTGCTATGTATATGACTGCGTATCGGGGAACAGTATACATACAGGGAACCCTAGACAATAGTCCTTCTAGATTTGGTAGATACGCCACCTTAGCCACCAGAACTTACAACGGATATTCGGGCATTGATTATGTCAACTTCAACGGCGTATACACCTATGTGCGTATCATGTATGTGCCTGCTGTTGCTCCGGCAGAATCAACTAATAATAATCCAACATACTACGGAAAGTTTGACAAAGTCCTGTACAGATGCTAAAATAGCATGTGGACTTCTCAACTACAATATTATCTCTAATACCAGGCCGTCGTAAAACTACACCCAGCGGGTGGATCAGTTTTGACGCTGTTTGCTGCCATCATATGGGACAAGCACCCGACACTCGCAGCCGAGGTGGAATATTAGCGACACCAGATAGTGGTTTCCAATATCATTGTTTCAATTGCGGATTTAAGGCTGGCTGGAGTCCAGGCCGATTACTGACCACCAATACCAAACGACTTTG